TACAGTTGCGGGAAGCGACATTGTATTAATAGGCGACGCTGATGACAGTAATAATTTAAAAAAAACAACCGCTCAAGATATTGCAAATCTTGGCGATTTTGCTGATATTGGTTTAGTAATCGCTTTAGGTTAGGAAGGATAATAAATGGCTAATACGTTTAAAAATGCTTATTTAGACATTACAAACTCTGCTCAAACTGTTTATACATGCCCTGGCTCTACTACGGCAATAGTTCTAACTCTTAGAATTACAAACGTAGATGGATCAAACAATGACACTATTACAGCAGATGTAATTGACGCTTCATCTGGTAACTCTAGAATTGCTTTTACAATTTCTGTTCCAGCTGATACATCTCTTGAATTAGCCGGAGAATCAAAAATTGTTTTAGAAGCTGGAGACAAAATTGATTTAACTGGTGGAAACTCGTCAGGAGATTTAGAAGCATTTGTTTCAGTCCTGCAAATAACTTAAGGACTGCTATGGCAAAGTTTGGATATATCGGAGCAAATGCTCCTACGCAATCAAGTTCAGCAAATACAGGCGTCTTTAATATGAAAGACATAAGAGAACTTGTTGATCAAGACAAATGGGCAAAACAAGGTTTTGATATTGAGTATCTTGTTCTTGCTGGCGGCGGAGGCGGCGGAAGAGACACTGGATCGGGAACTGGTTCCGGAGGCGGTGGAGGAGGTTATAGAAACTCTTTTGCCTCAGAAACATCAGGAGCAAACTCATCAACAGAAACTCCATTTTTTGCTTTGCCAGGTACTTCATACACAGTTACTGTTGGAAGCGGCGGAGGCGGCGGAACTGGTGTAGGTACTGGGGGCCGCGGTGGATCATCTGTCTTTGCAACTGTTTCAACTACTGGAGGCGGCGGAGGCGGATCAAACGGCCAATCAGGGCAATCTGGTGGCTCTGGCGGTGGACAAGGTGGCGCTGGAACATCTAATGAAGGTTTTGCTGGAAATACAGGAACAGGCTCAACTGGAGCTGGCGGAGGAGGTGCTGGAGAAGATACTGGGTCTGGGCAGCAAAGAGGCTCCGATGGTTTAACTTCATCAATTACTGGCTCATCTGTAAAAAGAGCAGGTGGTGGTAATGGTGGAGATGATCTTTCTGGAAACAATAACTTTGGTGGTGGAAATGGAAACGCAGATGGTGGAGACACCAATAAAGGCGGTGGAGCTGGAGGAGGAAAATCTGGCGTTAATGGCGGAGTTGGTGGGTCTGGAATAGTTATTTTAAGATTTCCAAACACTGTTTCAATAAGTATTGGCTCAGGTTTATCAAGCTCAACGGGATCAGATGGATCAGATACAGTTGTTTCTTTTACTTCTGGCTCAGGAACGGTATCATTTTCGTAAAGGATTAATATGGCAAACTATGCATTATTAAATGAAAACAATGAAGTAATTAATGTTATAACAGGAATTGATGAAAATAATCTTGAAACACTTCCAGAAGGTTTTTCATCGTGGGAAGAGTTTTATGGTAATTTGCATAATTTAACTTGTAAAAGAACTTCAAGAAATACAGTAGAAAACACACACACTGACGGCGGCGTTGCTTTCAGAGGCAACTATGCAATTATTGGCGGTTTATATGATTCAAATAATGATGTTTTTTATTTGAAAAAACCTTATCCTAGTTGGACACTAAATGAATCAAATTGGAAATGGGAGCCTCCGGTTGCCTATCCAGATGATGAAGAAAATACTTATATTTGGAACGAATCAAATCAAGAATGGGAGTTATTAAATGAGTGATTTTGGTTATATACCTTCAGCCCCAACGCAAGCTGGTGGCAGCAATACCGGCGTTTTTAGTGCAGGTGATATTTACAATCTTGCTGATGAAGACAAATGGACAAACACTGATGGACTTGTATTGATTCAATATCAGTCTTTCACAGATGTCACAGAGGTTTTGTTTACAAGCATTAGAGAGTCTGAGTTTAGAGTTCACATGGCAGTTGCCAACAGAATTCAAGCAATTAATTCATCACATAGATTTCAAGCAAGATTGTCAAATGATGGTGGATCATCTTATATAAGCACAAACTATGATTTTTCTTATGAGGGAAATCGTGATGATGGTGATTCTTTAAGTGTTAGAACAACTGCTGGTGGCGATTTTGGTTATATAACTAATAATCAAAAGCTAGATCATCAAGCTGGTGCAATATGTTATTTTTATGATTTAGGCAATTCAGCTAAGTATTCAAAAACAACTTCGGAATCAACTTGGTTTGATAACAGTTCAAACGCTAGCGGGTTTGCTTATGGAATTGGCGTTCTTCATGTTGCTGAGACACATAATGCAATTAGATTTTCACAGTCTGGTGGAATGACGGGCTCTATTGCTCTTTATGGATTAAAGGAGAATTTATTTTGATCGGATCAGATAGATTAGTTTTATTAAATAGAACAGATATAACAACATCAACAAATCAAGTTTCAGTTACAAATGTATTTAATGCAGAATACGATCATTATAAGATTGTTGTTGCAAACTTAACTAGCGTTGATACATCTGCATCACAAGTAAGTTTAAGATTTCATGATGGATCTTCAACTATCACTGCTTCTGATTATCATTATTGTAGATTTAGACAATACAACAATCAAGCCGCTGATACCGGGCACAGTGCTGCATCAAGTATCATTCAATTCTTTTTCGGAGAAATTGATGGAAATACCGGTTTCAATACTGCTAATGTTGGTTATATTTTTAATCCATTTCAAACAGGATATACATTCGCAACCTCTGAAAGTGTTATGTCAGCATCAAGTCATACAGCGAAAGGACATCTTGTTGCAGGTATGTTAAGACAAACAATATCAGTTACGGGCTATACACTAAACAATCCAGATAGAAATTATGATGAGGGAACGATTTTGACTTATGGGATTGCAAACTAATGTTAGAAAAAATATTAGAATCAAACATTACTTCTGGCGTCTCAACTGTTGATCTCGATAATGTATTTACAGATACTTATGATGTCTATATGATAAAAGGTTATAATATTGGATCATCTTCAGATGGGGTTACTGTACAGATGAGAGTTAGACAAGAAGATGGAACATTGGAAGATACTAATGCAGCCTATAATACAGCAAGATTACACATGAATGATTTTACTAACTCAATGTCAAGACTTGAAACTGTGGATCAGACAAAATTTTTTATTACTAGAACAGAAATAGGAACAGGAGAAAGTGAGTTTTGTAATTTTGAAGTCTATGTATTCAACACAAGAATTTCAAGCAAAACAAATATTATAATCAATGAAGTCGCTGTTGATTCAAACGCTGATTTTAAATTTGGACGAGGACAGGGTTATCACGAAAGAACAGAAATAATTAGAGGAGTACAATTCTTCTCTAGTTCGGGAGACTTAGACAATGGCAAGCTCGTTGTTTATGGATTTAGAAAAAGCTAAATGAAAGGAGTAAAATGGCAACGTTAGAAGAAATAACAGCAGAAGTAACAGCGGAAGTAGAAGCTAGAAAACCTATTAACAGTCAAACTGCTGATGCAGCTTCAGGAACAGTTGAAGTTAAAGAATTAACAGAAAAACAATATGAACAACTTATAACTGATATGTCTGCTGATAGATATGAAGAACAACAAAACGGCTACAAACAAGCCAGAAAATCTGCTTATGGATCTGTTGAAGATCAATTAGATATGCAGTATTGGGATGCTGTTAATGAAACTACAACTTGGAAAGATCACATTACACAAGTTAAAGACGATAATCCAAAACCAAGCTAGAATATACAAAATTAAGGGTATATACTACATATAGTATGGATTCTTTAGAAGAATTTCAAAATAAACATGGGCGAAATACAGGGCAATTCGCATCTCAACGCTATATCCTAGATAATTCTGAAGCTCGATCTATTTTTATTGAAATAGCAGAAGAAGCTAAAGAAAAGTTTATATCAGATACTATTGCTGCTCAATACTTAGTGTTACACTTTGAACACTTTAAACATCTAAGTTACAACACAGTCAGACGATATTTCAGGGATTATAGAGATGGACTCCTCAAATAACTTAGAAAACTTCAAAGAGTCTGTTTATGACAGGTCTCCTTATAAAAAGAAAAAACGTTTACATCCACAGGGATTTGAGCCATCAGGTTACTTTTCAGAGGAAAAACAAACAGGAGAGATCGTATCTTCTCCACAAAAATCAAACAATATTGATTGGAATGAACAATTAGAATCATACTTTGGTAAAGATGCACATAAATATCAAGTTGTTCCAGGCACTGCAGAAATACGCTTTTGGGATAATAATATGGGCTCAGGCAACGTAGAAAGATTCTATTATTTTAAAGCAAAGATCGTATCTTCTAAGAAATTCATGGAAGATGAAGATTTTAGGAAACTTCTCAATCAAACAAAGAAAATAAAGATTCCTAAGAAAAAAACTAAATTAAAAAAAGGTAAAGTCTATACAGTATGTATCTCTGATCTTCAGATTGGTAAAGAGGGTACGGAACAAACAGTAGAAAGATGGATGGACTCTATTCCTAAGATTAAAGATGAAATAAGAGAGATTAGAAAGACTGAGCCAATAAATCAGTTATTGTTAGCAGGATTAGGCGATATAGTCGAGGGTTGCACAGGATTTTATCCTATGCAAGAATCATCAATTATCTTGGATCACAGGCAACAACAAAAGGTAGCTAGAAGAATGGTTTATACTCTAATCAAAGAGTTAGTTCCTATGTTTGATAAAACAATAGCAGCTTTTATAGCCGGTAACCATGGCGAATATCGTAAGAACGGTAAAGCTTATACCTCATTCGGCGATAATAAAGACGTGATGTTACTAGAAGAGCTTGCAGAAATATTTAAAGAATCTCCGGATTATAAAAAGAAGATAGACTTTCTTGTACCTGAAAACGATCTAAGTATGACGTTTGAACTACAAGATACGATCATAACTCTTGCACATGGACATCAAATGCGTAGCGGTGGTACAAATCATCAAGCTAAATCTAAGAATTGGTTAGCTAATCAATCACTTGCAAGATCTATGGTTGCAGATACAGATGTACTACTTATGGGGCATTTTCATTCATTTTCAGTATTTGACGCAGGAGGATCAAGACTAATTGCAACTGCACCTAGTTTAGACTCAGGATCACAATGGTTTGACAATGTTTACGGTGGTAATTCTAGTTCAGGAATTATGACTCTAGTTTTGGGTGGAAAAGAAAAATGGAGTAAAATTAACGTTATCAGGTAAATTATGAAACTTGAAGTATTAAGATTTAACAGTTCTGATGATTTCACAAATGGAATCCTCTTTGATGTGTCCAACAACAAACGAGAATTTCTTGCATATACCTTAGAAGATCAGGAACAAACAACAAAAGTATGGGGCGAAACAAGAATCCCATCAGGCAAGTACAACTTATCATTAAGAAAAGAAGGCGGCTTTCACACACGTTACTCGAAAAAATTTAGTGATCATATCGGCATGATTCATGTAGATAATGTCAATGGATTCAAATACGTGCTTTGGCACATTGGCAATGACTCGGATGACACGGCAGGGTGCCTTTTGATCGGAAAAACTTCACAAGATAATTTTATCGGTAGAAGTACGGATGCTTATAAGGAAGTTTACAAACGTGTAGCTCCTGTTATTGAATCCGGAGAGGAAGTAACAGTTACTTATATTGATTATGATGGAGACATGGTATCTAATAAATCAACTGATTATATTCCTCCGTCTGATAATTCTGTACTTGAAGAACTACAACAGGTAAAAGCAGAAATGAGTGCTCTCAGAAAAGCTTTAATCTTAAAAGGACTTCAAGCTCAATAAATCAATAGGAGAAATCTATGAAAAATAAACAATATTGGTTGTTCGTTTTGAATAAGGCGTTTAGAACAGGTTTACAATCTGCTATCAGTTTGTATCTTGCAAATTCCACAGGAATAATAGACGCACAAGTTATGGAGCTGGTAGGCGTTGCATTTTTAACAAGTGCCCTTAGCGTTCTTCAAAATGGGCTCGAACAATATAAACCTAAGCAAACCTTTGAGGATGCTTGAGTAAAACTTGGTTACAACTCAAACTAGATCTACGTAATTTGTTAAAGATCTTCTATTACGAGATGTTTGATTTCATCAAGTATATGAATAGTAAAAATAATAAACTTTTACTAGAATTAGAGGAAGAACTTAAAGAGATCTAGCAATAGACTTTTTAGGATCTTTAATTAAAAAGAGGAGATTTTGAAATCTCCTCTTTTTGTGTTTCTGAAAGGTATTGGAGGTTGAAACCAATCGCACGTACACGATAAGGGAGCCGATACCTTAAAAAAACACTTATATTATATAACATACCTTTGACAAAATTTTTCTTAAATCAATGACAAAATTTTAATTTTCTGTTTATAATTATGTCATGGAGGTTGAAATGAATATAAAATCTAGGTCTTTTGTTAAGACTGCAATTGTCATGTATAAAGGATCAGAAGAAATCAATAATAATTTTGATATGATTTGGGGGCAAAAAAAATATGTTGAAGATTTTATTGGTGGAAAGGCAAAGTTTAGAATTGAGTTTTTTGGAAAACTTAATATTGAAACTTTCTTAACTGATCCTCGTACTAATTGTTATGTAGATTTTTTCTTTCCTAAAGGATGGACAAGAAGAAAAATGTTGTTAACAGGTTTAGATAAGATTGGTTTTGACGTTGAATATGATGACTTTGGAGAAGTTGTTATCAAAGGTATAAAGTAGGAGGTTGATATGAGTAGTTTTTACGATAACAGAAAACGAACTGATGAATCTGATAGGAGAACTGAACAGATTAGAAAAGAGATAGATAGACTTCTAAGAGATCGTTTTCAATACACAACACAAACAGAAAGAAACGATCATGTATTTGGGGAGATTTCTTCAGATATGTGGTCTATTTTTAATTTAATCATGGAAAGTACTTTACTTTCTGATAGAGACAAAATTAGAATTAAAAATATAGTAAATAAAGAGGTAAGAAGAAGAATTAAATTCTAAAGGAGGTTGAAATGATGATTCAAGAATGGTTTTATCTATTTCTTGTAATGTATGGATTCATTAGTTTGATATTTACATTTTGTTATATATCTTTATGGATCACAGAAAAAAGACTAGAGGATAAATCTGATTTTGTAACTAGGTTACAAAAAGGAGAGATTCTCGACAAAAACAATATCTTCTGATGTGTATTTATTGTCAATCAAACAAAAGTATTGAAACACATAATACAAACTCAGGACTTTACACAATAGAAATTAAGGTTTGTAAAGATTGTTCTATAAGAAAAGGGTTTAGATCTGTTAATTGGTATAAAAACCATGAACACGAATTAGACTTTGATTGGACAGATTTGTAATGTTTGAGAACAAAATACCAAATAAATTTATTTGGACGTATAAGTTCTTATATTGGAATGTGGAACACAGTTATATCCATTTCTATACAATAGACACAAACAGAGGATTCAAATACGCGGAGAATATCGCGTGGGGTAATGCAACCTTTGATGGTTGTACGACTATGAAATATCTAGGAAAAAATAAGGAGGTAAAGAATGGATCTTAAAGACTACGTAAAAGTAGATGATCTAATTAAAAGAATGAATGAAGAATATCCGGAGGGGAGACTAATAACAGAATTAGTAAATCAAATGGGAGATCTAGTTGTTTTTAAGGCAACTTTCTACAATGGAGATTCTGATCCTATCTGTACAGGACACGGTGCAGAAAAGATAGTAAGAGATAAAAAACTAGAAAAGGCAGAATCAGTTGCAAGAGGACGTTGTTTAAGGGTTTTATTCTCTGAAAAACCATTATACGAAGAGATGGAGGATATTGTACAAAACAACTCAGAAACGTCTAAAAAGCCGCAAAATACTGCAAATAAACCGCGTAATGACGTTAAATACAAGTATGAGGGGTACACAAACGAGAAAACTCCACTAGATCAAAAGTTGGAAGATGCAGGAGTACAGGTAAATGATGTGTCAGAATCAAAACAGCACATTATGAACAATATAAAAGATTATGCACTTACCGTTACCGGTAATAATATTGACAAAGCTAGAATGTTTACCGCAGAGGCTCTTGGAGAAATGGGTATAAATAAACATGATGTTTCAATAAATAACATGCAAAGTATCAAGAATAAAATATCTGATCTTGTAAACTTATCAAAAATAGATAAGGGAGAGTGATGTCGTGGATACAAGTTGATGTATCTTTGTTGAGGAATCCTAAATTAGTTCAATTCGCTAAGATGAATAAATTATCTCAAATGGAATCAATAGGAGCATTAGTAAAACTTTGGGCATATTCTTTTGAATATGGAAAAAAACCGGGCTTTATTCCTCATCCTGAACTATGTAAAGACTTAGTTTGGGATGGTAAGGATCTCCTAAAGAGTATGGTTGATTCAGGTTTCATAGATAAAAAAAAATCGGGATATTATGTTCACGATTGGGAGGATAAGTATTCACAACTTGATAAATATAGAAAGATGAATGCACAAAGACAAAAAGAATACAGACAAAGAAAAAAAATGGATGAATCTAATAAGAAGTACAAAGAACTTCAAAAAAAGTTACATCCTGAAATAAAAGATGAGATTAAGTAATGTTACGTGTTACAACGGTGTTACAACACTTGATATTACAAAGTAGAGTAGAGAAGAGTAGAGTAAAGTAAAGAATATAATATATAAAAATAGGAGGTTGAAAATTGTTAGTTTTGTATAAAGAGTTAACAAATTTACAGAAAGTAAGAGCGGTTTTAGAAATGGAGGGAGAAATTTGTTCTCTTGATCCGTCTGTAACTCGTGTAAGACAACAAGTCTATTTATTACAAAAAGAAGAAAATTTTGTTGTTTACAAAGAAAATTGTAATTGTGTCGAGGGAATGATGAAAGCTACATTAAATAATGATGGAACTCCACGTAAACATCTAAAATATGTGTACGAGTGGGCACTATGAAACAGTTTACATTTAAAGACACAACAACAACTTTTTACACAATAAATGCAGATAATCAAGAAAAAGCTATAGAAATATTAGATCGTATTTGGTGGATAAAACAACTAAGTATTCGTAAATTTATTGAAAATAAAATTTTAAAAGTGTCTCAAAAAATATGGATTGAATTTGAAAGTAATGTACATGAATGTAAGGAATTTATTTTTGGAGATGACATGGATAAAAAATATTGTGTAGATTGTTGGAAATTTATAGAAAGTGATTTTGGATAAAAATAAAAATGATAGAACTTTTATTAACATGTAGTTTATTATCTGATGTTCATTTTACGCTTAACAGTATAAACGACATTCCGCTAGTCGTTGAACAATGTCAGATAGTAGAGGAGGTGCAAGAGTGGATTCCTTTGGTTGTTCCACATTTCAAAGATGAAACTGCTCTTGCACTTACCGTAATTTATTGTGAAAGTTCAGGGTTTTCAAAAGCAACAGGAGTTAATAAAGATGGATCATACGATCAGGGTTTATTTCAATTCAATGAACGTACAGAACGTTGGTTAGAAAAAGATATATATAAACGAGATCTTGATATGTATGATCCTGAAACAAATGTAAAAGCAGCTAGATGGTTATCTTTTTATGATGGTTGGCATCATTGGAATAGTTCTAAACATTGTTGGGGAAGATATGAGTCTTACTAGATATTTATGTTTAGAGTGCGATATGTTCAAGAAAAGAGGAACAATATTTAGAGGTTTTAGATTTGTTTGTTCGGATTGTGATTTTACTTATTGGAGAGAACAGAAAAAATGGTCTAATGATGGGAGAGTTTATTATGCAAATATCAGTACAGAAAGTACCGAAGAATGTTTATAGTGATTGGATTTTAAACAAACACTACGCGAAAAGAATGTGTCAAGTATCACATGCTTTTGGTTTGTATATTGATGGAATAATATCAGGTGTTGTTACTTATGGAATGTCTCCATCCGCTACACTATCTGCATCAATAGCAGGAGAGGAATATAAATCTATTGTTTATGAACTTAACAGATTAATTACAGAAAATAACCTACCAAAAAACATTTTATCTACTTTTGTATCTAAAACATTTAGGTTATTACCAAAACCATTAATTATTGTTAGTTTCGCCGATCCAAACAGCGGCCATCATGGATATATTTATCAAGCAACTAATTTTATTTACACAGGAATTTCATCCAACACAACTCAATATCGTTATCCTGATGGAAAAGAGTTTCATTTTAAAAATTTTAGACATAAGAAACATAGTTCATCTTTTAAAAGACAACTAGGTAAACCTGATATAACTAATCAAGACATAATAGATTTTTATGATCTACAAAAAGTAAACATACAGGGTAAACATAGATATATATACATTATTGGATCTAAAACAGAAAAAAAGAACATTATGAAAAATTTTCGTTTAGAGATACTAAAATATCCAAAAGGAGAAAATAAGAATTACGAGGTTGATTTTGACAAAATGGATAAACAACTAAATTTATTCGGATAGGGAGGTTGAAATGTCGGATAGAAGTAAAATTAGAGAAATATTGATAAGAAATCAAGATACTTGGGTATGTAGTTCTGTGTTCTTACGTGAACACTTTATAAAGGACTATGCACAAAGGATCTCAGAGATTAAAACTGAAAAAGTAAATGGTTTTAATGTTGATATACAGGGCAAGACTTGTGATATACACAATCACAAACAACACATGTATAAATTATCAATAATCGCACCAAATTATGAACGCAGTACCTTATTCTGATGATATAAACAGAGGATTTGAAGTTGTAAAAACACATCTTACAAATCGAGGATTATGGAACAGAATTACACAAAAAAAAGAGTTAGATCCTATAAGAGATCATCATATATTTTTTGATCATTATGGAGGAATAGAGTTTACTCTACATGTAAAAAACATAGAATCTAAATGGTCGATAGTTTATACAAGAAGAGATCTATTTAACGTTTTAACTGAAACTCCGGTTTCTAATCAAGTTTTATGGGGAATTAGTTATGATGATCTACTAAATATTTTATTTAGTGTTTATGAAGAACTTATAAAAGAAGAAGATAAGTTATTAGCTCAAGCTATAAGGGAATCGGAATACAGAAAAGCTGCAAAAAAAATGCATTACGATTCCTATGAAGATTAAACCTAATCAAAAAGTAAGATTTGTCGAAGCTGGTACAGATTTTTTAATTCCTGAATCACAAGATATTATATGGAGATACGGAGTAGTTCATATCGTATTAAAAAGAAGTTGTATCATAATTGAAGATGAAACAAAAGATAGACTCAAAATTTCAAAATATCTGATCTTTCCTGTACATTAGAAACATGGCAGAAAATAATGGAATGACAACAAAAGAATTAATTTTAATGGTAATTGATGGCCAACAAGAAATTAACAGGCGTATTGATGAATTACATGAAAAAACAAATTCAAAATTATCAAAAACAGAGTTTTTTAGTTATATGGGTATAATCATTTCCTTTTCTGTTTTATTACAAGCGATGATGTAGTGGAGGATTTTATGGACTGTTGTGGACAGGGCTGTTGCTCAGGAGGTTAAGTAGATTAGTATTTGTATTATGTTTGATATGCCCACAAATAGCTTATGCAGATCACGTTCCTACACAACCACCATATAATCAATCAATAGAATTAGATACATCCACAGGAGATTTAACAATAGGAATATATTCTTCTGATGGTTTTGAAGATAGTCCACCTGAAAAATATACAATATTTTTTACTATTGGAGATAACTCTATAAACACAACTACATCATTTTGTGTTTCTACATCTTTTGGACACGGTAATAATTTATCGTGGCAGTACCATGTTTTTTCTTTAGAAGATTTACAGTATTATTTTGAAAATCCTTATGGAACTTTTAGAACACAGATAAGATCTGATAATGATACAGATAACAGTTATAGTACATTAACAACCGAACAAACAATAAATATTCCAAATCAACTTCCATTCGTAAATTTAGGAAATTGGTCTGCTCCGTCTAGTACTTGTAACGATACAAGCACAACTACAACTACAACTACAACTTCTTCAACAACTACAACTTCTTCAACAACTACAACTTCTTCAACAACTACAACAAGTTCTACTACCACAACTACAACTACTACCTTGCCTCCTACTACTACAACTTCTTCAACTACTACTACAACTTCGACTACTACTACAACTACAACGTTGCCTCCAACAGAAGAAGAACTAAATTTTATTGAAACAGGTATTTATGAAACTAACGAAGAAAGATCTAATAGAGAAGAAAATGAAAGAGTTGTTGCTGCACAGAATTGGGAAAGAGATAAAAATGAACAAGAAACAGGATATTGGGAACTAGATTCAGAAAGAAGAGAAAGAGAACAAAGAGAAAAAGAACTAGAAGAAACAAAAATTCGTAATGAACAAAGATTAAATAATGAGGAGAACTATGGCTGTTACATGACAGATGAACAAATAGAACGCGGAGATTGTATAATAGAAATAGATGAAGAAGAATACGATACCGAAGAAGAGTTTTTTGAGGATGATTCTATGGTATCTGAATTGGAGTTGGATGATGAAGATAAAGATTTGGAAGATGAATTTGAAGAACTTACAGAAGAAGAGGTCATTGAACTTGAAAAACAAATGGAGATCAATGCTAAAATACTTGAACTTGAAGAAGAGATTGAAATACTTGAATTTGAAACTGAAGAGGATTTTGAGGAATTTGTCGAAACAATACTCGAAGTAGAAGAGTTTTTAGAAGAATTTGACGATTTTGAGGAAGAAATCATCATAATTGAAGTTCCTGAAGATATTGAAATAATTATTGAAGATGAGGAAATTCAGGAAGAAATAGTCATAGTTGAGGATATAGAAGAGGAGATCCTAGAAGTAATACTTCCGGAAGAGATAACAAAAGAAGAATTTAAAGAGATTAAAGAAAAAGATATAGAGGATCTTACTGAAGAAGAACAAGAAATAATAGTTGATGTTGTAGAAGAAATCATTGAAGAAGTCGTCAATATTAAGGTTTTAGAAGAAGAAATAGAGATACTTGAAGAAGAAGAGTTAGAAGAACTAACAGTAGAAGAACAAGAGATCTACGAAGAAGAGTTAGAAGAAAAAGTAGAAGAGTTTGTTGAAACATTGGAAACTGAGGAACTTGTAACAGTTGTTGAACAGGTATCAGAGATTGGAGTTCAATCATTAGAATCCGCTGATATACAAACAATAAAGGTTGTTCAGGCAGTAGTTACTGAGATCACAGACACAGAAACAGTTGAAGAATTGACAGAGGAACAAGTAGAAACAGTCGCAGAGGTTTTAGGTTTTGAAGAAACTGAAGATGTAAAAATAATATCAGAGATCTTGGAGAATGAAGATAATATTGTTGTGAAAGAAGCAGTTGAAGAATATGTTGAAAGAAGTATAGAGAACGGAAAAGATTCTTTGATGCCATACACTTTGGCAGATAGTATCGTGGAAGTTCAAGTAGAACAATTCTTGGAAAATCCTATTCAAAGTTTGGTAAATGTAGATATATCCGATATAACTATTAAGGATATTAATACAGGAATGACACAGGATCAGAGAGAGAAATCTCAGGAGGTTGTGATTCCCACAATTTTGGTAAGAATAGCATCTATGTTTAGTATGGCTTACAGGAGAGAGATTTGATAGAAAAGATATGGAAATGGTTTATTGAGGCCATAAGAGAGACAGTAGGTCTTAGCTGGACGCTCGTTGGTCTAATTATTTCCTATTTTACTTTAACAGGGGCTGCACAAAGAATTACAGGATTAGGTATTGTAATTACATTAGCTATATGGTTACTTACGATAAACTTCAGAAAGAATGCCTAATTGTACAATCTTTCTAAAAGAGGACGGATCTTTCGTTCAGATATGTAACTGCAAATACGGTAGTGAACATTGTAAAAAAAGATAATACGATATAATAAATCATGGATTATTTAGATAACTTACATATCCCATTTCCTCATCAACAACAGATAGGAGAATCTAACATTGACTATAAAAGATTTGTTTATTACAAAGATTTAGGAGCTAAAAGATCTCTTAAAAAGGTTTCGGAGTTCTTCGGAGTTACGGATAGAAGAATAGAACAGATTTCATCTAAAAATCATTGGGTTGATCGTATTCATGCAATAAATAAAGTAGAGAACGAACAGATCATAAGTACAGTTTTATCCTATGTTGGAGAAACCGCTAGAGATTTAGCAGAAGAGATAAAACCTGTAATTTTTAATATAATCTCCGAAATATCCGAAAAGGATCTAAGACAAATGAATCCTACTGAGTTGAAAGGTTTACTTGACGTTTGTTATAAAATAATTGCACAAATTTATGGAATTGGATCTCCACAGGTACAAGTTACCAATGTGGAATATCCTCAGATCAACTTTAAATGGGATTGGGAACAGGATGGCGATACGGACTATTGAAGCAACTCCTCCTGATCTACATGTAGGTCAGATAGATGTAATAAAATCGTTAGATGAGAACAGATATACAATAGTTTGTGCTGGACGTAGATGGGGTAAATCAACTCTTTCTCTTGTAAGTTCCGTAGATCAAGCTTTAAAAGGATTAAAAGTATGGTTAATCTTTCCTGTATATCCTCAGTCTTTAGAAGCTTGGTTGAATCTAAAATCATTGATTAGACAGTTACCGGAAGAATATGCAGAGATCAGAGAAGTAGAAAAAAGAATTGTATTACAAAACGGAGGATCTATACAAATAAAATCAGCTAATAAACCTGAATCATTAAGAGGTGCAGGTGGTATTTCATTAGTCATCTTTGATGAGGCAGCTTACATGGATCAAGAAACATGGCATACAGTTCGTCCAATACTTGCAGATAGTTTTGGTAAAGCATTATTTATTTCTACTCCTAATTCAGTTAATTGGTTTTTTGATCTGTTTGAATCTGCTAAAAGAAGAAAAGATTGGAAAGTATTTCATTTTCAAACGTCAGATAATCCACGTATTAATCCTGAAGAGTTAGTTCAAGCTCGTGAAGAATTAGGATCACTTGTTTACGCACAAGAGTTTTTAGCAGAGTTCACAGAAGTTGGAAACATGTTTAAAAGAGAGTGGTTTAAGTATTATGAAGAAACTAAGAACGGATATTTAGTTGATGGTAAATTGTACGATAAAGAAGATCTATCAATATATGCAACTATGGACACTGCATTATCAGTAAAAGAAACTGCAGATTATTCAGTAATCATGGTTGTTGGTACGACTGAGGATGGTAAATTATTAGTTCTTGATGTATTTAGAAAAAGACTAGAAGCTCCTGAGTTACTTCCTGTTATTGAAAAAACTATCAATGATTGGAATGTAGCATGGTTTGGAGTAGAAGATTCGTCATTCGGATTAGGTATTATTCAAATGGCTAGACGACAGGGATTACCAATAAGGAATCTAAAAGCAGATAAATCTAAAACAGCAAGAGCAGTTCCTGCTGCAGCTGGAGTTGAAAATGGTACGATTTACTTTTTGAAAAATGCAGATTGGTTGATAGAATTTGAAAAGGAATTAGTTAGTTTTCCGTCTGGTACACATGACGATCAGATCGATGCATTAGCTTATGCTGCAAGACATGGGATAGTGAGAAAGACAAAATGGGAAGTAACCTAAATGGGTTTGACAGATAATATAAGAGATTTTTTTAGACAACAGGGAGATCAACAAACAAAAGGATATGGAAATTTTCCTAACAATCAAGTAGTTTTTCCATTCAATAGTGATATAGGATTTTTTAGTGGAGTCGATCAAGTAAGTCCGGAGGGAAACTCTGCAGCTCTTGCCTGTCTTAATGTTTTAGGTACTGCTTTTTCTGAAGCCCCGATTCAAGTATATGAGATGTCTGATGATGGGGAACAAATGATAATTAATCATCCTGCCAGTCAGTTACTCAGAAAACCTAGTCCATACATGTCAGGTAACCTACTTAATCAATACATTATTACTTCTATGAGTGTTGCTGGAGATGCATTTATATTAAAACTTCGTAATGAGGCAGGTGGGGTTGTTCAGTTATATCCTTTGATTCCGGATCAAGTAGATGTAAAGGGTACAAGTGAAGAACTCATCACACATTACGAATACAAACAAAAAGGACAAAGATTACATATTCCTCGTGAAGATATGATCCATATTAGAGAAAAGATAGATCCTAGAAATCACAGAAGAGGTTTATCTCCTTTGAGATCAGTAATGGTAGAAATACTTGGAGACGCAGCAGCATCACAGATGGCATCTGCTCTTGTGAAAAATATGGGTGTTCCGGGCGTAGTTATATCTCCAAAAAATGATTTATCTATGACGAAAGAAGAATCAGAGAATATAGCAGAAGTATTTGGAAGAAGATTTGGAGGAGAGAATAGAGGTCGTCCATTAGTTATATCCGGTGGCGAAGTCGATATTCAAACTCTTTCTTTTTCTCCGAAAGATTTAGAGATAGGAAAACTAAGACACGTAAACGAAGAAAGAATATCCGCCGTACTTGGTGTACCGTCAATTCTTGCTGGTCTTGGATCAGGTCTTTCATCTAGTACCTATAATAATGTATCAGAACTGAGAAACTTCTTCACAGAACAAAAACTAATACCTATGTGGAAAAATGTTGCAGCAGATTTTACCAATCAATTATTATTAGAAGATTTTACAGATGACGAGGGTTTAGTTATGAAGTATGATTTATCAGACGTAAGAGCTTTACAATCTGATGAACAGTTAGAAATGGATAAGATTGTTAAGGGTTTACAAGCAGGTTTTATCACAGTAGCAGAAGCAAGAAAAGCAACAGGTTTTAATGCAGATGATCCTAGTATGGATGTTTATTTAAGAGGTATTCAACAAGTTGAAGTGCCAACAGACGGCTCAGATGTAAGAGTATTTACAGGACAAATACCAACGGGATCTCCTGATTTTGATCGTTTAATGGAAGATAATAAGTCTAAAAAAAAAGACGAAGAAGAGTTTGACGATACATTTTTAATTTTAGAGGACGGAGAGAGAGTTCATATCTCTTGGATTGAAGCTAAAAAAATAAAAAAAGAAGATGGTAAGTATTGTGTTTACTCAAAGAATGGTAAAAGAAAATTTGGTTGTTACGCAACAAGAGCTGAAGCTCAACGAAGATTAAGACAGATAGAACGATATAAGGCAATGTTTTCAGATCTCAAAGTAGGAGATTCTGTTTCATGGAGTATAAATAAAGATCCTGATCCTCCATCAACAATACATGGTGTAATAGAGTCATTAAATCAAAACGAAGAGACTGCAAACATAAGAGTATGGGCTATTTTAGAAGATGGATCACACGAAAGAACAGATCGATCAGTAACAGTTGAAGTATCTAAGTTACAAGTAATTAAACCAATAGATCAAGAAGAAAAACAACTATCTAATCGGATAGAAAAGATCTTAAAAGACAAAGTAAAAGAACATAATGATTCAGATCCAAAGTACAGAGTTACGATAGGAATGTTGAGAGAGGTTTTTAAAAGAGGAGTAGGTGCTTATAGAACTAATCCAGGCTCAGTTAGAGGTAATGTAAGATCCGCTGATCAATGGGCATTGGCTAGATGTAACGCTTTCTTAAAAGCATTAAAGACAGGTAAGTTTCCTAGATCTCCGTTTGATACAGATTTACTTCCTGATAATCATCCAAACGCAAGTGATAAGAAGTATGGAAAACCAAAGAAACCTAAGAAACCAAAAAAGAAACCTAAGAAGAAACCAAAATACACAAAACAAATAGATCAAGTTCCTGATTACATACAAAGGAATGCACAAAGAGGATTAGATAATTTAGAGTTCGCAGGAGACGGACTACAAGACGCAACAATATCTTCAGCTAGAAGAATGGCTAATGGAGAAATATCTGAAAGAAAAGTTCGCTTGATGTCTGCATGGTTTCAACGACATGAATCAGATTTAGATTCACAAGCAGCAGATGACTTCCTATCAGGAGAGGGAGACATGACAGGTGGTCAGGTTGCATGGTTATTGTGGGGCGGAGACATCACAAAAGAAAACAGAATGAGAGCACAAGAATGGGCTCAAAGACAAGTAGATAAATTAGAAGCAGAGAAAGATCTTAGTTTTGAGTTTTATGGATGGCAAGATCCAACAGTAAAGTTTCTAGGTTTACCAAACATAAAGAAGATAGAAACAGAAGAAGAAAAACAAATGTATTGGAAAGAAATAGATAATCTTAGACGTAGATGGGAACAAACATTAGAAACTCTTTATGCGAAAGAATTGAATAGACAGAAAAGAGAAATTGCTAAAGAGATAAGAAAGAGTTCTGATCTTAATAATATGGAATCAAGAATCGAAAAAGTAATAGATAGTACAAATTTTGAAAGACAGTTCTTACCATTGTATTACTCTTTGAGTGATGATTTCTCTGTAAGAACTTACGATAGTTTATTTCCAAAAAGAGAAGATCGTAAGGCAGCTGATCCTGTAGATCTTGGTGTCTCAATAGATGAAGAAGAGACAGTAAGAACAGTATTTACTACATTAGGAACATTGTTGCCAACACAAGGCAGAACAATAAACAATATCATCGCAGAGGGTTTTTATAGACGACAAAGAGAAGTACCTCCTGCAGTAGGCTCTTTATTTCAAGATGGACAAGCAGCAGGATTTTTACAAGATAATGCTAAGTCTGTAATGAAAGATCTAAACAATACTACAAAGAGAAGAATATCAACTATTGTTGAAAAAAGTTTGAAAGAGTTAGAGGATCTAGGAATAGTAAATCCTGTTGCAGGCACAGCTCAGGGAGATAAATTCTTTGATAATTTAGCAAGAAAGATAAATGTTGAGTTAGGTGGACAATCACTTAAAAGATCAAGAACAATAGCTAGAACAGAGGTTTTGAAAGCTAGTAGTTGGTCTCAACAAAGAGCAGCTAAATCAACAGGTAAAGTATTAGAAAAAGAATGGGTTTCACAAAGAGATGGACTTGTGAGGGAATCACATTTTGAATTAGACAATCAAAGAGTTCCGGCTGATAGTTTTTATCTGTATAATGGAATCAAGTTAGACTTTCCGGGCGATCCAAAAGCTCCGGCTGGTCTTGTAGTAAATTGTAGATGCACAGAGGCATTTGTAGAGGTAATAGATGAATAATGAAATGAAGAAACCGAAAGACTTGGTTTACAAGAAATCTCCTATTGAATTAAAAGAGGATGGAGATAAAAGATACTTAGAAGCTGTTTTTTCTTTATTTGATACAATTGATTCGGATAATGATATAACAAAAGCAGGAGCTCTAAAGTCCGGATATGGAGGGAATAAAGTTCCTTTAGTTTGGAATCACGAATGGAGTAAGGTTATTGGTCGAGGTGTCATTGAGTCAGATAATCAAAAAGCAGTATTTAAAGGATATTTTTTAGACACACAAGCGGGTAAAGAAGCTTATGAAACAGTAAAACAGATGCAAGATATGCAGCAGTTTTCTTACGGGTTTCAAGTTATGGATTCAGATACATCAACTGCAGTTGATTCAAAGGGAGATGAAGTTCCTGTAAGAGTTCTCAAAGATGTAAAAGTATGGGAGGTTTCTCCTGTATTAGTTGGATCTCAACAAAATTCATTCGTACAAGCTCTTAAATCAGGTTTAGATTCAATGGAATCAGATCCGGAAGAAGATGAAAATATAGATGACTATGATACAGAGTTTGAAGAAGTTAAAGAACAAAAAGAAGCTTTAGGAGACGATTTATATACAACAATAGAAGAAGCTGAAAAAAGAGCTGAAGAATTAGGATGTTCAGGACATCACGAACATCAAGTAGATGGACAAACACTTTATATGCCATGTGCATCAATGAGTGATTATACAAATTTAACAGGTCAAGAACATACGTCAGATGAGGACACGACTTTGGTGTATAGAGACAAAATTTCAAGTGAATCTGATGCAAGTATCGGTAAAACAGCCCAGCAGGGTATGAGACTTGAAGAACATGCTATAACTTCCTTAGAGGAGATTAAAGCATTTATAGAGAGAATAGAAGATCTTGCACTTCTAAGAAACTCAGAAAAAAAGACATTGAGTTCAAAATCTACTGATCTAATTACTAAGTATCAAGAGGGATTGACTTCAATTTTTAATAGATTGGATGATGTTATCGAGACACATGGTTACGATCAAATAAATGATGATGAACTCTTTTTGGAAGTTCAAAAGAACATTTTTAACAACATAAAAGGAGACTAATAATGTCAAAGACATTAAAAGAACTTAGGAGCGAAAAGAACATTAAATCTGATGAATTAATGGAAATTTTTGACTCCGTTGAAGAAATGTCCGAATTATCTTCCGATCAAAAAGAAGAGATCAAAAGAAGAAACAATGAACTAGCTGAACTTGGAGACTCAATTACAGAACTTCAATCATTAGAAGAAATTAAAGCTTCTAATAAAAAGGTAGAAGAGAAAGTTGCTAAAACTGCTCCTATCTATCAAGAAGAAGTAGAAGAAGCTCCTAAAACACTAGGGCAACAATTCTTAGAATCACAAGCTTATAAGAGTTTTATGGATCATGGATTAAAAAATATTCCATTCGAGTCAAAAACAACTGTAACAACTTCTGTATGGGAAAGAGATACAATCTATCAACAGGTTATACCTGCAATAGAGCCAAATCCTAATCCAGCATTAGATCTTGTTGATTCAATTAATACAGATCAAACAACTTACTACTTCTTACAAGAGGGTGCTACAAATAACGCTGCTGAAAAAGCAGAGGGAGCAGCTTCAGGAGAAGATGCATTCACATATACCGCAGTAACTGCACCTGTGAGAAAATTCATCACAACCTTGCCTATTACAGCAGAGTTGCTTGAAGATCAAGCAGGAGCGCAAGCATATTTTGATGGCAGACTTGCTAATCACGTTATGCAGAGATTAGAAAAACAATTCCTAATCGGCGGTGGTGTAGCACCTGAAATAAAAGGTCTTACACAACAAACAGGCATAAATACAATCACTTACACTGCTGGAGCATTTCCTGCAACTGCTGGTGGTAAGTTAAGAACTGTTTTGGATGGTATCAAAGATGTAGAAGTTAATGGTAAATTAGCTCCGGACGCAGTATTAATGAGTCCAGCAGCTTATAACGCATTAGTAGCACAAGTTGATGGAAACAACAACTTCATGCTCGGTGCATCTGCATTAGCTGGTACTCCTACAATATGGGGATTACCTGTAACTAAATCATCTCAGATCGGTGGAGCAGTATCTACAACAATTGATGTTGTCGTAGGTGCATTCGGTGGTGGCTTAGCAGCTAATCACGTATTTAGAAGAGGAATGGAAATTTCCATCTCTGATTCAAATGCTGATGGAGACTTTGCTAAAGATATACTTACAGTTAAAGCATCATTACGTTATGCATTAGCCGTGTATAAACCCCAAGCATTCACAAGAATCAACGATATAGAATAAAATTATGGATAAGCAGAGTCATAGCTTCGTTATGAGTAATGAAATTATTGACTCTGCTTTACCACAAGAAAAGGAGAAAAACATGAAACTTATCGAAAAAGAAAACGACAAAGTTTGGAAAGATAACAAAACAGGTAAATTACAAAAAGGTAAAGAATGTCCATTTACTTCAGGAGTTCTTGTAGCAGGTATCGGAGATCCTGTTCCTGATATGCCAAAAGCTAAAAAACCTGAAACAAAAGCAGTAAAACCAAAAGAAAATAAATAATCTTTTGTGGTTTGACGAAATAATATTAGACGATTTAGACGAGGAATTAGATGAGTCATCAATACGTAGATAAAACTGAGTTAAAAACATTCTTAGGAATGTCCGGATCAGGACAGGATAATAACTTAGATTTTGCATTAGATGCAGCATCTGCTGCTATTGATGACTTCTGTGGTAGAGTTTTTTACGCTACTTCTTCTACTGAGGATCGTCATTATGACTGTGAGTTTACTGATTTTGCTTATGTTGATGATATAGCAACAACAACAGGATTAGTTGTAAAGACTCTAAACGTTGATGGTACAGATCACGAAACATTGACACTTGGAACTGATTTTTATTTATATCCTCATAATGCAGATAAATTAGATCCAAAGATGCCATTCGATAAGATCGTTATGGCAATAAAAAATGGAGGTAAGATACTTCCTACCTCATATCCAAAAAGCTTAAAAGTAACTGCTAAATTTGGTTTTCCTGTACAGACAGGATCAGAAACAGTTCCAGCAGCAATATTACAAGCAACACTTATTCAAGCGTCTAGGTTTTTTCAAAGAAAGAATAGTCCAATGGGATTCTCAGGTAATCCGGAAACAGGCCAAGCTCCTGTAATATTTCTTTCTGAATTAGATCCTGATGTTCAAACTTTATGTAAAAAATTTAAAAAATCTACCATAACTCTTGCTAGTGGAAGGCCTTACGTTGGCATAACACAAGTAAATAGGAATAGGGTTTATGGAGCATGAAATTAACTCTTAACGGTGCTTTAGATCTAAGTAAATCTATAAATAGTCAAACTATCTTTAACAAGAGATCATTAGAAACTTTCAATGAATTAGGAAGATTTTTAAAACAAGACTCAAAAGATAGATTAAGACTTCCTCCATCTCCTAGATCTAAATCATCAAAATCAACAGGTAAAACAAGAGATTCTATATTTGTAGCTAAATTAGGTAATACCAATAGACTAAGAATGAGTCAGGGTATAAAACTTGCATCAAGTTCTAAAACAGCACCGTTTATACACGGTAAACCTATTTTCAGAAGTTTTAAACCAATAAAAAGAACAAAACCATTCTTTCCTCCATATAAGAAAGGATCTTCATTAGCACAATGGGCAGCAAGAGGAACTCCAAAACTAAATGCTTTCTTAGTAGCTAGAGCAATATCTCAAAGAGGTTTGAAAATGAAACCATTCATTGGCGGTGCGGTCTTTGAGAATCAGGACAAAATAAAAAAGGAACTAGATGACATGATGGAAAATATAGCTAGAGATATAGCAAGATCGGTTAAGTAATGGCTACTTTTACAAGTATTAGGGATGGATTAAAAACAAGATTAGAGACTATATCAAGTCTTACTGTATATGATATTGTTCCTGATTTTCTTGATCCTCCAGCAGTAATAATCGCTCCATTCAATACATTGAACTTTGATTCAACAATGCAACGTGGTAGTGATACTTATGAAATACCGGTAATTCTTTATATACAAAAAGTAGATGCACAATCTGCTCAAGATTCCTTAGACGCATTTTTAGCAAGTTCAGGATCAGACAGTATAAAGGCAGCAATCGAGGGAGATATAACTTTGGGAGGTGCAGCAATGTCTGTTAGAGTAGTAAGTGCAACTGATTATGGAGAATATGAAGTGTCTCAGGGTACTTCTTTTCTCGGAGTAACATTTATAGTTGAGGTTATAGGATGAAAATTAAAATATTAATCGGAAGTAACTTTCCGGATGGAAAAGAAGAAAAGAGAGTAGAGGCAGGAGACGTTCTTGAAGTTGATGACAAAATCGCTAAAAGTTTGATAAAGAATAAAGCTGCAGTAAAATTTGATAATGATAAAAAATCTAAAAAAACTAAAAAAAGAGCTAGAAATAAAGATGGGAGTTTTAAAGCAGATGATCCTACAACTCCTGAAAACGAAGCTTGGGAGGTAACTGAATAATGCCAACATTTAATCATGGTAAAGATGCAGTTGTTATTCTTGATAATACTAATTTGAGTACAACTCTTACGGATCTTTCTGTTTCACTTACAGCTGATGTAAGCGAAACAAGTACGTTTTCAAGTTCTTCTAAAAGCTATGTAAGTGGCTTAAAGGACGGAAATGCTACGGCGAGTGGCTTCTTTGAAACATCAAGCCCCGACTCAGATGCAGAGTACTTAGCTCAATTAGGTGGATCGGGATCTGCTTTCTCAATTGCTCCGAGCGGATATACAAGAGGAAATCCTACTACTCTAGGATCTGTACTTGAAACATCATACGACAGATCAGCGGATATAGCAGGAATAGTTGCTGTAGCCGTAGCTTTCCAATTTGATGAAGATACTTTTGATGGTAAAAGTTTGGTTGCTCCAGCAGCTTTTACTACTACTTCAACTGAAACCTCAGTTGATTTTGGAGCAGCAGGTACAAATGGAGGTGGAGCAGCTATTCATGTAACAGCGGCTAGTGGTACTTCTCCTACATTAGATGCCAAAATACAAACAAGTGCAGATAATGTTTCGTTTTCTGATTACATTACATTTAGTCAATTAACAACAACAGGATCTGAATTTAAAACAAATACAAGTAATCCAGCAAGATACGCAAGAGCGGTACTAACAATAGGAGGATCTTCTCCTAGTTTTACTGTTGCGATTAGTTTTGGACATGGAAGATAAAGGAGAATAATGCCAACATTTACACACGGAAAGAATGCAGCATTCAAGTTTGATGATTCAGGTGGTACAATTAGAGACGTATCAAATGTTCTTACTGATGTAGCAGTATCAAGAACAGCTGATGTTAGCGAAGTAAGCGCTTTCAGTAATTCTAGTAAAGCGTTCGTGAGTGGCTTAAAGGATGGCACAATAACATTAACAGGCACATTCGATGCAACTGTTAATGGTTATTTAACAGGTATTCTTGGATCTGAAGTCGATTTCGAGTTCTATCCAATAGGAACTACCGGAGGTAATCCAAAAGCTAGTGGAAAAGCAATATTGACTTCTTACGATAGAACTCCGGATATTGCCGGAGCCGTAGGATTCAGCGCGGCTTTTCAAATTACAGGCGACGTTACTGAGGGTACAGCTTAGAATATAGATTAACAAATAAAGGAGATCTATATGAAAAGATTAAAACTTGAAGATATATCTAATCCTCCTGCATTAAAAACTCAGGAGGTAGAATTAGAACAATGGAATAAATCTGTTGTTGTTCAGGGATTAACTAAAGCAGATACCGTAGAAATAAACGAACTATCTGAAAATGAAGATGGTATAAGAGATGATGTTCTTTTTGAGAAATATCTACTCTTAAAAGGATTAAAAGATCCTGAATTAGAATCATTAGAAGATGTTGAAAAATTCTACTCTAAAGCGACTCCACAAATAATTGATCAGATTCTTTTAGGTGTCTATAAGTGTATGGCATGGACAAAGGAGGATCAAGCTAATATAGCGGATCAATTTCGAGAAGAATGATGAAATCGCTTTTGAGTTCAGATTAGCTTTAGATCTAGGGATGACGGTAGATCAACTAAGAAAACAGATGTCCGTTAAGGAGTTTGAGTCTTGGAAGTTATACTATATAGATAAAAATAAAAAGGAAGCTAAAGCAATGACAGAAGCTCAAGCAAGAGGAAAGTTAGGGAGGAGATAAATGGCTAGTGCAACACTAGAGATGATCCTGAAACTTTCGGGAGTAGATAAAACTTCAAGAGGTCTTGATAAGGTTTCTAAATCCGCTAAAGACTTAGACGATACTGTAAATCATTCAACTAAATCTAATCAAAGATTCGGTCAAAGTATGTCCGGTCTCGGTAAAGTTGCAGTAGCAGGTGGTGCTATATTTGCAGGTAAAGTTCTTTTTGATTTCTCTAAACAAGCAGTAAACGCAGCGGTTGCAGCAGATGAGGCAGCAGCAGCTTTTGGAACTACATTCGGATCTGCAGCAGAAAGAGCAACACAATTCTTAGAGGGTTTTGCTAATAAAGCAGGTTTAACTGTTGGAGAGGCACAACAACTTCAAGCTACTTTAGGTGCGGTTGCACAGGGTATAGGTTTTACACAAGAAGAATCCGCAGATCTTTCTATTGAACTTACAAAAATAGCAGCAGACGTTGCATCTTTCTCAAACATCTCTGCAGGTGCAGAGCCCGTTCTTCAGGCATTTCGCTCCGCGCTTGTCGGCGAGCGGGAGGCACTTAAGACTTATGGCATCGCGATTACCGAAGCTGAGGTACAAACTAAAGCTTTTGAACAAACAGGAAAACTAAACGCTGATCAACTTACACGACAAGAGAAAGCATTTGCTACATTAGCACTTATTCAACAAAAAGCTGCAGTTCAGATAGGGGATCTTGATAGAACTTTAGAATCTTTCGCCAACCAATCAAGAGCAGCAGGTGCAGAACTAAGAGAACTCAAAGAGGAGATTGGTGCAGAACTTATTCCAGCATTACAAGAAATGTTACCAGCATTTAGAGAGTTGGTAGATGATGTATCTCCTAGTGTTGTAAATGCTTTTAGAATTATAGCTGAGGGTGTAACTAATCTATTCTTAGCATTAGATCGTTTAGGAGATACAGATGAGGGTGTAATATTTTTAATACGTAATTTTTCAAAGTTAGCAGATGAACAAAGAGAACTTAATGAAGTACAAAAGTTTCTTAATAGAACTACAACAGAAACTATTGTAAAAGCTGCTTTATTATCTAAAAGATCACAACAACTTAGACAACAAACATTATTACAAAGAGTTGAGTTTGAAAAAAATGCAGTGGTATTAAAGAAACAAGCAATTCCAGCTTTACAAAAATATTTAGAGTTTGTTCAATTATTAACAGGAGATGAGGATGATTTAACAGATTCAGAATTAGGATTACAAGACGCTAAAGATAGAGTTTCTGAAGCTACAAGAAAAGAGGCATTAGCTACAGCAGAAGAAAGATTACAAAAGAAAGAATTACAAGCACAAATTCAAGAACTCTTATTCTTTCAAGAAAAAGGAGTAAACGTCAGTGAAGAACTAGCAGTAGCACAAGAGAAATTAAGACTTGTAGAATTTGAACTTACAAGAGAATCTCAGGAACTTAGAGACGCTAAAAATGAGTTAGCAGACATAGAAGAACAATTAAAAGAAAAAGTAGATAGTTCCACTGATAAATTAGCAGATCAAGCAGAAACATATCTTAAATTAAATGAAAGAGTTGAGATATTTAAGGAGTTAGCGGCAGATAAAGAGTTTATGAAAATAGCTCAGGAATCTGATACGTCAAATGGTTTTCTAGCTATTGGTCTTGATCTTTTGAGTCAATTAGCTGGTGTTCAGGGTTTAGATCAAAGAGCAACAGAATTAGAAAGATTCGCAGATGCTGCTCAAAGGTTACAAGATGGTGCTCCAAATGTTCCTAGAGTAACTGTACCTACTCCTAGTATTGTTACTGATTCTTCAACTCTAAGAGCCGATCAAGCTTTAAGAGATATTGCTAACAACATTGAAGTAAATGTACAAATAGGAGATGAATCAATAGAAGATCTTGTAGTAACAACATCTAAGAAAGCAGAGGATAAATCTGCATTCTTTTCAAGATTAGTTGCATCAGGAGCTGAATAATGTCAGTAGCTTTTGATTCAGATGTAACCTTAACTTGTGAAATAGCTTTTGATTCAGATCCTTTAGATTCTTCACAATCATACACAGATGTTTCATCTTTTTTACGTGGTTTTAAGACCACAAGAGGAAGAGCATCAAACTTAACACAGTTCCAGCCCGGATCTGCATTAATTCAATTAGATAATTCAGATAATAGATTTTCTCCGAATCAAACAACACATTTTTACGATTCAACTAATAATAGATCTAAAGTACAACCATTAAAAAGGATTAGGATAAAAGCTGCATATTCAGGTACAACATATACAATATTTACAGGTTTTGTAGAAAGTTTTCCTGTAAGTTATGGAGGACAGGGTGCAGACTCAGTAACAAATATAAGAGCAGTAGATTTATTTAAATTGTTAAATAATGCTACTTTAGACTCGGTTGGGTGGAAACTTGGAACATCTTTACTTGGACAAACTACAAGACTTGCATTCGAACAACAACAAGAATTATCCTCTGTAAGAGTTGCTAATATTCTTAATTCTTTTGGATATACAGATCAATCGATCTCAACAGGTCAATTACAAGTACAAACTCAATCAACAACAGATACATTACTTGCTGCATTACAAGCAGTAGAAAGAGCAGAAAACGGTACTTTTTTTATAGCAGCTAATGGAAATGCAACTTTTAGAGATAGAAACTTTCGTTTAACTAATACAACTACTTCACAAGCTACATTCGGACAGGGATCAGGAGAACTTAATTATTCTGATATAGTTTCATCCTTTGACGATACTAAAATTCGTAATACTATTCTTATGACAAGAACAGGTGGATCACAACAGTCTGCAGTATCAGATGATTCAGTACAAAGGTTTGGAACACATTCAAGATCAGAAACAGGAAGATTAAACATACAGGATTCAGATGTTTTATCAATAGCTAAACAAAAGGTAGTAGAAAATGATATACCTCAAACGACTGTAAGACAGTTAAAGTTTCGTCCACAAACTAACACATCAATTTGGCCGAAAGCTTTGGGTTTAGATATTGGATCTTTTGTAGAAACAAAAGTTACAACTCCGTCAGGTACTATTGAAACTTATGAATTGTTCATAGAAAACATTATTCATAGTGTTGATTCAAAAACTAAAACGTGGACATGGCAAATCGGTCTATCTCCAGCAGAAACAGGTGCTTGGATTTTGGGAGTTTCAAAGTTGGGAATTGATACAAACATAAGTTATACTTAAAAAAAAAAGGAGAATTATGGCAGCAGGTGGATGGTTTGATTGGACTACCGGAGATCTTGTAACCGAATCAAGATTTCAAGACATACAAGATAGTTTAGTTTTTATATTCGCATCAGAAAGTGCAGCTAATACCGCTTTAACAAATAAAGTTGAAGGCACCGTGTTTTTCGACACGGGGGAAAATTTATTGAAGGCTTGGAGTGGTACGGCGTGGATAACAGCAGAAAAAGGAGATATTGAGGGTATTACTACATCTTCCACGTCAGGATTAGACGGCGGTGCAACAACAGGTACTCCTAGTTTAAGTGTAAAACCAAACTCAGCTACTTCAGGTACTATCGCAGGTGGAGATGAAATTTTGTTTGGAGATATAAATGACAGTAATAACCTTAAAAAAACAACAGCACAAGAAATTGCAAATCTTGGCGATTTCGCCGACATTGGTTTGGTAATCGCTTTAGGTTAGAAAGGATAATTAATGGCTAACACGTTTAAAAATGCTTATTTAGACATAACAAACTCTGCTCAAACTGTTTATACATGTCCAGGCTCTACTACAGCAATAGTTCTAACTCTTAGAATTACAAATGTAGATGGATCAAACAATGACACTATTACAGCAGATGTAATTGACGCATCGTCTGGAAATTCAAGAATTGCTTTCACAATCTCTGTTCCAGCTGATACATCTCTTGAACTAGCTGGAGAATCAAAAATTGTTTTAGAAGCTGGAGACAAAATTGATCTTACCGGTGGAAACTCGTCTGGCGATTTAGAAGCATTTGTTTCAGTCTTACAAATAACCTAAGGACTTTTATGGCGAAGTTTGGATATATCGGAGCAAATGCTCCAACTCAATCAAGTTCATCAAACACAGGTGTATTTAATATGAAAGACATAAGAGAACTTGTAGATCAAGACAAATGGGCAAAACAAGGTTTTGACATTGAATATCTTGTTCTTGCTGGAGGCGGAGGCGGAGGGCGAGACACGGGCTCTGGCACAGGCTCCGGAGGTGGTGCAGGAGGTTATAGAAATTCTTTCGCGTCAGAAACGTCAGGAGCAAATTCTTCAACAGAAACTCCATTTTTCGCTTTACCATCTACTTCATATACAGTTACTGTTGGAAGTGGCGGTGGCGGTGGCACAGGTGTTGGAACAGGAGGTCGTGGGGGATCGTCTGTTTTCGCAACTGTTTCAACTACCGGAGGCGGCGGAGGCGGATCAAACGGCCAATCAGGACAATCAGGTGGCTCGGGTGGCGGTCAGGGTGGTGCAGGCACATCAAACGAGGGTTTCGCAGGAAACACAGGAACAGGCTCAACAGGAGCTGGCGGTGGTGGTGCTGGCGAAGATACAGGCTCAGGCCAACAGAGAGGATCTGATGGTTTGACTTCCTCAATAACTGGCTCTGCAGTAAAAAGAGCAGGCGGAGGAAATGGTGGCGATGATCTATCTGGCAATAATAACTTTGGTGGTGGAAATGGAAACGCTGATGGCGGAGATACTAACAAAGGTGGCGGAGCCGGAGGAGGAAAATCCGGAGTTAATGGTGGAGTTGGTGGATCTGGAATAGTGATTCTTAGATTTCCAAACACTGTTTCAATAACTATTGGATCAGGATTATCTAGTTCAACCGGATCAGATGGATCAGATACAGTTGTTTCATTTACTTCTGGCTCTGGAACGGTATCATTTTCATAGGAGGATTAAATGGCAAATTATGCATTACTTAATGAAAACAATGAAGTAATCAACGTTATAACAGGGATTGATGAAAATAATCTTGAAACACTTCCGGAGGGTTTTTCTTCATGGGAAGAGTTTTACGGCGATTTACATAAGCTTACTTGTAAAAGAACTTCAAGAAATACCGTAGAAAACACACATGTTGAGGGAGGTACAGCTTTTAGAGGTAATTATGCAATTATTGGTGGATTATATGATCCAAACAATGATGTTTTCTATTTAAAACAACCTTTTTCAAGTTGGACACTAAATAAATCTAATTGGAAATGGGAAGCTCCTGTTGCATATCCGGATGACGAAGAAAACAATTATATTTGGAATGAATCTAATCAAGAATGGGAGTTATTTAATGAGTGATTTTGGTTATATACCATCAGCACCAACTCAAGCCGGAGGAAGTAACGCTGGAGTCTTTAATGCTAGCGATGTTTATAATCTTGCTGATGAAGATAAATGGACAAATACTGATGGACTTGTATTAATACAATATCAATCTTTTACAGATGTTACAGAAGTTTTTTTCACAAACATTAGAGAGTCTGAGTTTCGTGTTCACATGGCAGTTGCTAACAGAATTCAAGCAATTAATTCATCACATAGATTTCAAGCAAGATTGTCAAATGATGGTGGATCTTCGTATATAAGCACAAACTATGACTTCTCTTATGAGGGAAATCGTGATGATGGGGATTCTTTAAGTGTTAGAACAACTGCTGGCGGCGATTTTGGTTATATAACTAATAATCAAAAATTAGATCATCAAGCAGGTGCAATTTGTTATTTTTATGATCTAGGCAATTCAGCTAAGTTTTCAAAAACAACTTCTGAATCTACATGGTTTGATAACAGTTCAAACGCTAGCGGGTTTGTTTTTGGCATTGGTGTTCTACATGTAGCTGAAGTACATAATGCAATTAGATTTTCACAATCAGGCGGAATGACGGGCTCTATTGCTCTTTATGGATTAAAGGAGAATTTATTTTGATTGGATCAGATAGATTAGTTTTATTAAATAGAACAGATATAACAACATCAACAAATCAAGTTTCAGTTACAAATGTATTTAATGCAGAATACGATCATTATAAGATTGTTGTTGCAAACTTAACTAGCGTTGATACATCTGCATCACAAGTAAGTTTAAGATTCCATG